CAGACGCTCGTACTGCGGATGTCACGCAGCCGGAAACAGCGCCGTCATCATACGCCCGTGCGCCGACGACGGCGCAGGACTGTACGGACTGGGCAATGGCAGTGGGTGTTTTGCCTGGATCATACCAGGGACACCCGGAGCACATCGCAGAAAGGGCCTTGCCAAGTTGTGCCGATGCGATGGATAGTGGATAACCTAGGCTCGTGACCCGCCCTGCAATAATCTCATCCTTTCCCACTAGGGCGATAGACGCAGGCCTTAGGCCAGTCAGCTCCATACAATGGAAAAAGTTGCGCATGAGTTTAGCGTGGACGGCAGCTTGTTCAGGATTGGGTGATTTGGTGTTGGCAAATTTCAACATGCGTTTCTCTGCGTATGCTTCCAATGCAGCTGGTGATGACACTGGGACTCCAAACTTGTCCCCGGTTAAGATGGGGGCAGTGACCACGGCATTGCCACCGGGATCGGTGTGGCCAGGGGAGAGATGTGCTTGCTTGGAAACGTAGAGAATGTTGGGGAGTAAGACAGGCTCCGCAATTGTCTTGAAGTAATCACCCAACACTACCGTGTTGGGGGACTGGGGGAACTTGCCGTGCTCCACAGGCATGTGGACTTTGAGAAGAGAATGAAGTTCGCTGAGAGGCATACCACGTGCTGACTTGCCACTTATGGACTGCAGCATATAGTACACGTCAGCTCTGATCTCAATACTTGTGTCTGGCCCGAAAGAATCAGCATACTTGATGGAAACTATCGGGAGACGCGTAGTGCCGGTCATCATGACTAAAAAGTCCTGTGACCCTGGCTTTCCTTTGACTAGAGTGACATTGTCAGCTTTCGCCAATGGTTGCACTACAAACCTGTGGCCCTTGGTCCACTCGGTCATTTGATTGACTAGAGCGAAAGGAAGGACCACAGTTTGCATGGGACACAAAAACACATATTGCTTGTGCGTTTGTGGTTGCATGTGAACAACGACGTGGTATATAGTGAATCGGGTCTTCGACCTGTTTTCAATGCAAATCTCATCGTTGCGTGTGAAGTCAAACGGGTATTGTTTCTTGTATTTGGCCCCGTGAGCATCACCTACTACTTCAGTTACTGAACAGTCACTGTTGTAGCAGTAAAAGGCGTCAACAAGCTGCCCGGCTAGCTTTTCGTACACTGGTGTGACGATAGCTATCGGGTGGCCCTCGTACTCCTCGAGGCTCGTAAGGTAAACGTCGGTGTCAATGATAGTCACGACATCCCCTGGTTCAAGTCTGTCGGCGGAAGCGCGTGAATGACCTAAATCCTTTGCTGAATGGAGGGGGCGGGAACCTTTGACCTTGTGATCCCGTGCTGCTGTTGATATAGACGGGTCGTACTGGGTGAAGTTCCTGCCGATTTCTTTTCTCAGGTGCGTAATGCCTAGGTGGCGGGCGGCCGCTGCATACGGGTGGTCACCACCCTGCTTGGGTACGTAACCATCAGGTAAGCCTGGTACTTTGAAATCTTCCGCGAACTTGCGGAAAGTGCTCTTTGTGTCTATGGGAGTCACCTTCGTGACTCCCCCCGGACCAAATGCGTTGTGGTGGACCGTGCATTCGCGGATGCTGGCATCCGCTAGCGCAGCGTTGGACGACAGAACTTCGTGCAGATCGTCAAGGGTGGCTGCGTTGTACGTGCTCGGTCCTGTGGGGTGCAAATGGTCGCGGAGTGTGACGTCCCAACCCGCGGTACCTCCAGTAAGGCACTTCTCAATCTTCATCAGCCACTTGTACAGCGTTTCCAAATAAGTCGCCGCTGGTTTGCGGTAAGTAGGATTTGCTGCAAGGCCGTAGTGGTGAAGAATGGCTGCATTTAAGCATGCGCGGTAGCTTGATGCGCGGTCGCGCGCCGGGGGATCATTGGGGTACATTTTCGACAGCTCACCTGGGTGAACCGTGGTTTGGACCTGAACCAGCCCGGTACGGGCGATCGTGCTGTTGGGATGGATGCGCTCAGATTCTGCGCGAGCAGTTTTGCTCGGCAGTTGGTCATCGGGGTGCGCACCCGCGAGACAAGCTGGGTTGATATGCGTAGGCATCCCTAACCGTGGAGGGGTGCAAGGGAGATCCTGTCTCCGCTGCTCAGTAGTGAA